TTTTACAAAGTTTCATAGATCGACTACAATTTCTAAACCTAACGATGCGCAAAGTACTTGGCCTTTCGGTGAATCTATAAAGGTCACGTTAAACCCTCGTAATATGGGAGATCTTTTGAGTAATATGTATATTTCTGTTAAATTTCCCGGATTAGCGAGTGGTAGTTTTTGGTTGGCAGATCAATTAGGGAGACATTTAATTAAATCCGTTACAATGCGTGTAGACGAGTTGGAAGTCGAGACGTATTATGACGATTGGGGTATTATTTATGATCAGATGTATTTGGACGCATCTGAAAAACGTACAAAACGTTTTCTTATAAATAGAAATCTTGCCGAAGATACGTCTATATTAAACCACACCGCGCTTGATCAGAAAGATTCGGATATATTAATTCCAATACCTTTATTTTTTTCTAGAAAATACGAAGGAGACGAATACGATAGTAATAAACCCAATCGCCCTTATTTCCCAACGTGTGCGGTACACAAACAAAAAATAGAGTTTGAAATAAAGTTTCGTCCAAAAACGTTTTTTACAAATTCTACAGATGATATAACACTGAATACTTTTGATCTTATAACTGAAGAAATGACCGTATCTGATGAAGAACGTATATTTTTATCAAAACGAAAACAGGTTTTCGTGACGGATATAGTCAAACGCCACCCCGTAGAAGAAACGGAAGTAGGTAGTAAAGTAGTGAGATTACAACTCGTTCCAAATATACCTGTAAAAACCCTATTCTGGTTTTTACGTGACAAAGACTACGAGAATGAAACCGTAGCTGGGGGTGGAACTCAACTGGCTGACCAGGCAGCCGCTAACATGCACAACAGGTACAATTTTTCTACGACCACTTTGTTTAACGCAACCGGAACTCCCATAGATACACATAATTATCCTATCATCGATAGCGCTAAAATTTTCATTAACGGTGAAGATTTACCAAATTTACCAAGAGTTGATCATACGTATTATAAATACGTTGTTCCTTATAATAATAGGTTGTCGCGAACGGAGAGAAATATATACACATATTCCTTCGCGATGAATCCGATTAATGTGGAGCCATCGGGAAGTTTGGATTTCAGTCAGTTAAAGTCGGAAAGAACGGTACTAGAAATTAATTTAAAAACGGGATTAACTAAGACTTACGTCGTCAATTTATATTACGTTGGGTACCAAACGTATACATTCGAAGGTGGATTCATGTCACTTGCTTATTAGATAGTATGTATTTGTGATCTTGTATATATTCCACAATTTTGTTCTTAATACACCACCGGATAAAATTCAACTGTGCTACAGTCGTATGAATTTTATCATGTGATTCGGGAACGGTATAAATAATCTTTTGAGATCTACAAAATGGATCAAAAAGTTTTTTACTATACCCATCTAGACTAGACTTATAGGCACAATGGACACTGAATAGTTTGCCATCATTGGTCGTATATGATAAGTTATTCTTTTTAGAATAATTTGTTATGAACCATTCCAAATTTCGAAGTGATATGCCACCACTTTTATCTAGTAATTCTTTTAGTGTACTTCTATTTTCAGAATTTGTGTAAAATGTATTTATAGAACTTAATAATATATCTGATTTATTCATTTCTATTAAGAGGGTTCCTCTTTCTAAGCCTCTTTTCTTGTTCCTCTCTACAATATAAACATTCTGGATTATTTTCCCAAAGTTCACATATACAACTCGTATTAGGTTGCATATTTATCTGAATGGGTTCGGCAGGTTTAGTCTGTTTCTTATGCATTCCACAATAAAGTTCCCCGTCTGAAACCTTTTTTGTACATAGTTCATTTGTACCCACACAAGTTCCTATACAATACCCATTTTCACCTAACAATCTATATCTACAAGTTCCGGGAGTTAGGCCTATTGGAAAAGTATCGCACATTTTCTTAATGGTTCTCAATTCTGCGCGATATTCGGCATCTTTTACCATGTCCTTACATGCGGCGATTACCTTCTTCTCGCCTACTTCCATATAATATCATGGATTCTTTTTTTTAAATATATCTGCGATGAGAACCTGTTTTTCAGCTTTGGAATTTTTCCTGATAACCTTTTTCTTTTCCTTCTCTCTGGATAATAACTCTCCAAATATCTCAACTTTGACGTCTTCATACAGGGGGTCTAACAGGTCGCAAACCGGGTTTAAAAATTTATTTATGAAATAGTACGAATAATCTATAGGTAGTTTATTTTCCTCCGCATATTTTGGATCTTCAGCCTTCTCAAAAGCTCTCGCTTTGGGATCACCCGTGTCTAGTAATACATACGGAACTCTATCACCTGAACGTGGTTCTGACCCGGGTCGCCTGTTTCGCATTTTGGTGACGACGCGTACGTGTGCCATACTGACATCTTCACTTGTATACGGAATGTGATCCTTTTCAGTCTTAGTCACAGGTACATTAAAACCTTTTACCTTATACGTATCGGAAAGAGATTGACTGAGAATAAGTTTTTCCATAGGAACGTTTCCTTCTAGGAGTTCGACGGCTCTCGTTCTCGCCAAAGCCTTGGGTCCAGAGGTGTCTGAACTCTCTAGAATTCCATCCAAAAGTTCTTTGCACACTTCTCTCATGTGTGGTGTATTATCTCGACGCACGAGCTGAAGTCCCTTTACATCGATATAATCCATGTTCATGTTCCCATCTTTACCCTTCGTCCAAAGCTTCGCAGCATACCTTTTCTTACTATACAGGAAATAAGGGCAATATACCTTCTCAAGCTCGAGGTTATTCGGAGCTTTGAATAGCTTTGTGCATTCAGCCGCAGCGCGCTCACCAAGTTCCCAACTATATTCGATAGCTTCTTTCCCTGTTTTACCTTGGACGTCAAACTCGATCATAACAGAATCTGTATCACCATAACGTACTTTAGATCCTGGAAAATGCTTTTCAACGTATTCCTTCGTGTCATCAATCATCTTTCGACCTTTCATCGTCACGGTAGAAGCTATAGCCACACACGGAAGCATTCCACGAGAAGCTCCAGTAAAACCATAGACGGAGTTCATACTGATTTTGTACGCCAGCTGTTTACCATTGTACATGTGCTGAAGGTTTCCCGTAGATTGTGCCATATCCCTTTTAGCTTGCTTTCTGAAAGATTTAAGCTCTGAAAGAATAGTTGGAAGTACACTGGGAATACCCTGGGCGAAGGTATGATTCCCAAAGGTTTCATATTCGATACCAGGTATGTTTTTATACTTAGGATCTAGTACTAACGATGAATAACATACATTATGTGCCATCATAATAGAAGGATACAGGCCTTCAAAATCCAAAGCGGTTATGGGTGTATAATACGCACCGGATTGCGCTTCCAGAACTGTTGCCCCTTCATAACCAGTTGTATCCGTGTGCCCGTATTCAAAAGTTGGAACCTTGAATCCGAGCTCACGTGCCTTTTTAGTCAATTGACTGAATACCTTAATTTGTTGACCGCGTTCCACGAGATAATTCAATGGAACCCAAGTTGCTTTAGCCATCTCCAACAGATTAACAAAAGTACACAAACGTTGTATGAGTCTATGAGGCAGAAGAGTATCCTTGATACAATACTCCGCAACCTCTCGCAGTTTAACCGGGTCTCCTTCTTCGAATCGTTTAAACATTTCTTTGGGAGACATGTCGATCTTTTTGTCTCCCAGGTACAGCTTCGATACGTTATCGAGTTTATATGAATCTAACTTGTATTCGCGTTTAACTTCATGGAAAAGATCAAATATAAATCTTCCAGGCATATTCACGAGTGTGAGTTCGTTATCACCGAGCGCACTCGAAGAAAGCTTTTTACGAGTTAAATTACACGTAAAATTGGAGAGCTTACTGAGTTGATAAAACTTTGGAGGACATTTGGTATACAACGCTCGTTTCATTATATAGTTTAAATCAAACCCAAAGATATTCCATCCAGTTATGACGTCCACGTCATGAAACGATAAATACTCAGAAAATGCGACGAGCATATCACGTTCCGTGTCAAAACTCTTGATGGTACACTCAGGTAAATTCAAATCCGTGGTCTTGTAGCATAAACAAGTCTTATCGTATACCTCTTCCGATCCAAACTTTAAAAGGGATATGGCGATTTGAAAACACGCATCACCAGGTACTCCAGGATCCGGAAACTTTCCAGTAGAGCTATAACACTCAATATCAACAGAAGCCACCACAAAGGGTGCAGTTTCCGTAGTTTCGTGCGGCTTTAGATCTTTCCAATTCTTACAGAATAAGTCTACATCGACTTTCGCGTGATGACCCCGTGTACATACATCACTCGTGTCAACCCATCCAGTAGATTGTATACCGGTGCGATGCATGAGTCTTAATACAGGATCTAAATTAGCTTCATATACGAAAGTAAGAGATAGATCTCTCGTCTTCACGCGTTTCATAAACTTAATAGCGTAATTACTCACAGAACGCCTCTGTTTAAGGTTATTGCAGTGTACTTGAAGAAAAATATATTCTTCCCCATTTTGAAATCCCCAGATATCTTTAGCTTTCACCAAGTCCATCTTAACAATTTCTTCAGAAAACATCTTATCTAGCGACTTTCTAACATGTCCCACGTCCACATCTGAAGGAATCTTTACAAAAAAATACGGATTGAACGTCGTGGATACACATACAGACTTGCCTTCGATCGTTTTACCAAACAGGCGGATGTAATGTTCGTCATCTTCATCTCGAGAATCCCAGGTCAACACTTGAAAGATAACCATCTTATTTCGTTATAGATCTAAATTTTTAATATCATATATTAATAAATGTCTGCTGCGTTGGTCGATCTTGTATCCAAGGGTGCCCAAGATGTGTACATCACAGGGGACCCCGAAGTATCATTTTTCCGTCAAAATTTCCGACGCCATACAAATTTTGCGATCAAGCCCGAACGTGTCGATTACATCGGTCAGTTCAATGGTGGCGCTGAAGTCACCATCCCCATCAAGTCCAAGGGTGATCTCTTGAGCTACGTCTGGATTGAGGCTCCAGATATTCAAACTGCATTCAACACGGATACTGAATTACAGAAAGGTCTTTTTGCAACTGGTCAATCTGCTACCGAGTTTACCCTTCTTATAGGTGGTCAGCAGGTCTGCAAACTCGATTCTTTATTTATCCAGGGTGTTCACAACGTTTTATATAACGATACCTCGGCCAAGGCTTCGTGTGCCGCGACCACTGCGTTAGTGTCTGCGAATGCTAAATCAGCTATTGGAACGAGGGTTGGTTCCGATTATTTCGTTATCCCTTTCTTCTTCAGTGAAGATTGGACTAAGGCTTTACCTTTGGTTGCTATGCAGTATCACGAGGTAGAAATACGAATTAAGTGTAGGTCTGGTTTAGCTTTTGGTGCGACACCCAAGGTATACGCCAATTACGTCTACCTCGATACGGATGAGCGCAATAGGCTGCTCAGCACCGAACAGGAAATTCTTATAACTCAGACGCAACACCAAATCATGGATACCAGCAGTTCTGGTACCGTCGATGTTGATCTCACATATTTCAATCACCCTTCCAAGGCTATCCACCTCATATCATCAGCCGCTGATGGTACGGCTTGGGATAACGAACTCAAGTTCGATTCCGCAACACTCTACATTAACGGTCAACCCCTTTTCGAAGACATGTCCGATACGTACCATCATAACGTCGTACCCGAAATGCACTGCACCGTCTTACCTTCCGGTGTTATTGACAGTGTTCCTCTTTTCACATGGCCTTTCTGTATCAAACTAAACGGCTCCCAGCCCAGTGGTAGCTTAAACTTTTCTAGGGTTGATAATTCTAAACTCGTATTAAAGAACCTCGCCGTTGGCGTAACTCCAAACATGCTACGTGTGTATACAGTAAACTACAACATTCTCAGGGTGAAGAATGGTCTAGCAGGTGTAGCGTTTGGTAATTAATTAATTTTATATTTATCCAGAAGAACCAAATCCACGGGTTCCTCTCTGTGTATCCTTTATTTCTTCAACTTCATCGATCAAAGGTGTTTCACACTTCTCTAAGATGAGCTGCGCAATACGATCACCCTTTTTAATTTCGAACTTTTCACTTCCATGATTAAAAAGGATAACCTTCAATTCACCAGTGTAATCAGGGTCAATAACACCCGCACCAGTTTGTACGCCATGTTTTACAGCGAGGCCGGAACGGGGTGCGATACGTCCGTATACACCGATAGGAATAGTCGCTGCAATTCCCGTGCACACTATACCACGTTGGTACGGAAGAATGTGCATATCTTCGATGCTATACAGATCATATCCAACAGATCCAGGAGATGCGCGCGTAGGAATTAGCGCGTGCTCAGAAAGCTTTTTAATGAGTAGCTTCATATATCTATAATATGACGTATTTCTTTATGTTTGTAAAGATTCTATAATCTTTTTCGTCTTATCGTACAAACGTTCGTTATACCTTTTCGTAAATCCCTTTTTAAGAAAACCTTCCTCGACGACAGAAGTTTTACGCGATTCGAGACTCTCGAGTCGGTCTTTTAGAAAACATAAAAACTTAAATGGTTCATTATTCGACTTGTATCGAACTTTTTCAGCATCCATAGCTTTCGTAGCTGCTTTATTACGTGATTCTGAATACATCTGTTCACGACCTTCATATGACATGCGCGTAGTAGATTCTTCTTTCTTTTCAACCATCTTTATTTATATGACATGACATCTTTATACACTATTATGGAAAGAATTTGCGATCCTTCTAGCTTCTTGATCCACATATTCATTATCTGGGTCTCCGTTATGTGCTTTAACCCAAATCCAGTCTATATTATCGAATAATTTTGACACGGAATCCATCTGTACCCAAAGTTCTTTATTCTTAACATCGGATCCCGACGATGTTTTCCAATTATTTAATTTCCATTTATGAATCCAACTTTTGATACCGTTACGAACGTAAAAGCTATCCGTGTACACAGCGACATTACGAATTCCACATTTATAAGATTTACGCAAACCTTCTATTACGGCTGTCATTTCCATGATATTATTAGTAGTTTTAGGTGATCCACCAGTAATTTCAAAAAATCCTAGGCACTTAGCTGCCCACCCACCCCTTCCCGGGTTACCGAGGCAACTACCATCCGTATACAATTTGTTAGTCATTTTATTAAATATAGAATGTTTTCTTTAAGATTCGTCGTATAGTATCGACATATCAGCTTTAACATCGAGCATATCCTCCACGTCAGCTTCGATCATGGAATCTTGTGTGGGGTATGCGACACATAATAAAGTAAACCCACTATTAACCTGTGCATCGTTTAAAAACGATTGTTCTGATTGATCTATCCCACCCCATACGAGTTTCGCTGTACACGCCGAACACATACCCGTGCGACACGAATACGGAAGTTCTATGTTATTATTTTCCGCCGCATCCAATATGTATGTAGACTTATCACACTCAAAAGAGTGTTGCCCCATAGGTGTACGAAGTGTAATTTTAAAATTTTCGCGAACCTTAGGAACACGGGAATGACCAGAAGGATTCGCGACAGCGTATACCGAAGCCATTATTATAGTATCCTGTTAAATTTTTCTTCAATTTTAAAAAGTATGATTTAATACTTTTTAAAGTTGAATTATTAATTAATTTTAATAGCAAATACAAATTTGATTTGTATGCTTAGTTAGAGAAGGCAAGACCACCCATACCGGATTGGATGCGGAGGACATTGTAGTTGACCGCGAACATGTTGAGGGTGGCTGGGACGGCGGCCGACCCCGCGGCAACGGTGTTAATAGCAACCTGCGCGTTATCAATGCGGGAGAAGTTGCACGTGCCGGTAGGCTGGTGCTCCTCGGGCTTGAGCGCGAAGGAGTAAGAGTAAACACCAGGCATGGGGGTACCGGAGTGGTGGTTGAAGGGCTGGACGGAGTTGAAATACTTGGAACCCTGCTCCTTGAACCTGTCCTGACCGTTGAGAACGAGCTTCATGTCAGTCATGTTAGAGCAAGAATCATCGTCCCAGGCGACGGTGGAGGCGGCGGCGACAATCCTGGGGCAGTTGCCAAGGTCGTGGGCGACCTGAACCCCTGCGGCTGCATCGACGAGGGAAGAACCAAGCTGGGGGTCGTTCGCGGCGGTGCCGGACTTAGTGGTGAAGTTCCACATGTTGTTGTCGGTCTTGTTAGCGGGGGAGAGGCACCACACGAGCTCCTTGACGGGGTGGTTGAACGAAAGCCTCTTCTGGTTCGAACCGGCGGAGAGGGTATCAGTACCAGTGTGCTGAACCTGCTCAATGAGGTATTCGTGGCCCTTCTGGGCAAATCGCCTACGCTCCTCAGTGTCGAGGTAGATGTAATTGGCGTATACCTTGAAAGAGGAGGCGGTGACGTAAGAAGAGATTTCCGCAGTTAAATCGAAATCGAGACGGACTTCATGGTACTGCAGGGCAATTAGTGGGAGGGCCAGTCCAGGATTGCGGTTAAAGAAGAAAATAAGAGGAAGGTATACCTTCTTACCGCTGGTACCGGTAGTCATCTTACCGTAGTTAATCTTCTTGGAAGCATCGAGGTAGAGCTCGGAGTAAAGCCTCCACCAGGTCTGGTAGTGCTTGTCAATCCTTTGTCCACCAATTGATAATTCAACGTCCTTGATCGCACGCTCGGCGACCCACTCGTTGGAGGCGACGGTGTCATCGGAAAGAACGGCGGTAACCGTAGACTCCATCTCTACGTACATGTCAGCGACGAGATCACCGTTACGAGCGACGGTGACAGAGACGCGACCGGAAGGAGCGGCAGTACCGTTGACGGTCTGCTCGATGTTCTCCATAGCGAAGTTAGTGTGGCGACGGTAAACCGCCTGAAAGAAAGTAACCTTAGGGTTGCCAGTCAGGTAGACATCCTGGGCACCGTAAGCGACGAGTTGCATGAGACCACCGGCCATTTTTGTGTTGTTGTACTATATAGCAAGAAAATAATTTCGGGCAAAGTGCGAAAAAAACGTACCGATTTTTCCTGAACATAAATAAATGTCCGATACCGAAGAACCAACTCAGATGGAAATTGATGAAGAGGAAATCACC